ATTCCTGGCGACGGCGGGGCGCCGGGCATCGCGCCAGGAGGTCCGGCGACCGAACCTCCTGGCTGCCCAAACGGCTCGGGTGAACCGTCTGGGCTGGGTGCTCCGGTGGGTGGGGCGCCGCCCGGAGCACCATCTGGAGGCATTCCGGGCATCCCCACGGGCATACCGAGCAACGCTTGCTGTGCCTGTTGCATCGTCGCCTGCGCCTCGGCCAGGCTGGCTGTGGTGCCATCCCAAGTCGTCGAAAGCAGTCTCGGCCGCTTGCGGGCGACGGCCTTTGGATTTTTCGCGTAGAGCGCAGCGGTGCGCTTTTGCACATGCTGAAGGGTGATATTCGCGACATACAGATCGTTGTCGTAGAGGTCGCTGTAGATCGAAACTTTTGGATCTTCGGGCCACTGATTACCGGCTATAAACCGTTGATCTTCCTCCATTCTTCGGAAAACTTTTTCCCAGTGATTCTTGCCCTTCTTGACCATGTCGGAGAGCGCTGAGACCAGCGCCTTGCGGCGCTCGGTCGGCTCCGGCCGGTCGCGCGGAATCACCTGTTGGTCAGGCGGGGTGGTGCGGGTGTATTGGTCGCCAGGACCAAGACCGAGCTGCGCTTCAAGCGTCAGCGGCTGATCGGGCGCCAACGGATCGGGACCGGCGGGTGGGCCGGTGATGCCGATCGGCGGCAATGCCATTGAAAGTCACCAACCCCCGGTACGTGAACGTCTATCTCGTTCTTGTTGGCGCGATGACGCCTTGACCCAACCTAATGTGCCCGGAGCGTGGTCCGTGGGGGCGGACTTTTTCCGTCGCTTGAGCGGCTGTTGGAGTGCAAGCCCCATCCCGATATAACTTAAAGCATCGACCAGGTCATCCCGTGCGCCGTACGGAAATTGCAACAATTCCTTGCGCGCCTCCATCCACCAGGGGGCGAACGACGGCCAGAACACCTTCTTCATCGCAATGCGGCCCTGCACGGACTGCGCCCGGCTGACCTTGTCGGCGATCGGCGTCATCTCATAGACCGAGCAGAAGACGCTGCGCTCCAGCATGCGCTTGCGCAAAAACGGCCCGATCGATTTGGTGATCTGGCCGCGTTCTGCCCACCAAAACAATGGCTTATGCAGATCCATGATGTCGATCATCCGCTCGACGATCTGGTCGGTAGGGTATCTGCCCCAGACCACGTCGGGCAGCACCCAGATGTTCTCGTTCTCGTCGAGCGCGACCGGCAAGAGACAGGTTTTATCGCGCTCCTGTTTAGAGGAGACCGCATGGTCGCTGGCGACGTAGAAACGCAGCGTTTCCTTTGGTGGCAGGTCGCCGCGCTTGTAGGTGAGCAGGCATTCGGCAGCAAAGAAGTTGCCTTTGTCCGGCGTCGGGCTGCCCTGATAGAGGCTCTGGAAGCCGCGCGGATCGGCCTCGCGCATCTCTTCCAGGTAGCCGATCGGAAACCGCTCCGGCCACAAAGCTTCACCGGGGGTTCGCCCGAGCGGGTCATCTTCGACGGCGATCGCCGGCAAGTCGATTATTTTCCATTTCTTGCCCTCGACCGCGCTGTAAGAGGGATTCAATGGATCGGTGAGGCGGCCGACCAGATCGTCTTCGGACCACCTGGTCTGAATGATCACCACCCAACCGGCGTGCGAAAGGAGGCGGGTTTTAGCTACTTGATTATACCACGACCATAACTTCTCGCGGGTGATGTTGCTGTCAGCCTCGACGCGATCCTTGATCGGATCGTCGATCAGCAGACCGATCGAGCCGCGACCGGTTATGGCCGATCCCCTGCCGACAAAAAACACCTTGCCGCCCTGCTCGGTCTCGATCCTGTCGACCGAAGCAGTCTTGGTGCTGACGCCCGGGAACACCTGACGAAACAGGCTGTCCTCGATCAGGTCGTTGACCTCACGGCCGAAATCCCAGCTGAGCTTGTCGGCATAGGTAGCGAGGATGAGGCTTTGCTCGGGATGCCGGCCGAGAAACCAGGCCGGGAACATGCGCGAAGAGAGCTGCGATTTGCCGTGCCGCGGCGGCACGTTGATGATCAGCCGCGTGATCTTGCCCTGTTCGACCTGTTCCAATGCCGCGGCGATCGCACGATGATGTTTCGCAGTGATATAATTCGAGCGGGTGACGTCGTCCGGAAAATCCGGGTGTGGCATCATGAACTTGGAGAACTCAAGCAGGTCGTCGCGCGCACGCGCCGCCATCTGTCGGCGCCGCAGCGCCGCCAGGTAGCGAGCCTCGTCTTGACTTAACTTACGCACTGTGCATATGAACTAAGTGTCGCGTGGTCAGGACCAAATTGTCTGCTCTTGTTCGCCAAGAATTTCCCAGACTCTCCTGCCCGCGACGCTTTCCCTCTCACTTCTTTTTGGCGTCGCGCTGCTGTTGCTGACGCTTCTGCTCGGTCTCGCGCTCGTTCTTTTCGCGTTGATCCTGGGTCTGCTGCTCACGCTGCTGTTGCTGCTCGGCCTCGGTCGGCTCGGCCGAAGGATCGGGATGCGAAGGGTTCCGTTCAGGATGCGCGAGGATGTCGTCGACGTCGGCATAGTCTTCCGGAATGCCCTTGCGCTCGGCGAGCTCAGCCGCGGTCTTGGCCGCAGCGGCGTTCTTCATTTCGCCCTCGGTTGGCTGCCGCAGCGGTGCGCGGCCAGCAGCGCGCTCGGCCTCGACCTGGCGCTTCAGCTGCGGCCACTCTTCACTACGCTCGACCAGGTCGGCGTGAGTGCGCAGTGCCGCAGCGGCGGCCTCGCGAGGGGTCTCTCCCGAATAGTTCTCAAGCCATGCCTTGAGATCCTGCTCAAAATTCTGTGCCATCAGTCGGTCCCTTCCTCGGAGGTTTCACTATCGTCATCTCCGGCGGCGCCGGACTTCTCAGGCCAATGCTCGTCGCTGACCTCCTCGGTCATCTGTTCGAGCGCGCCCAGAAGCTTGGTCTTCGGTTCGTGTGTGTACTGGTCGAGCACCTCGCGCAAGGCGAGCTCGATGTCTTTCACGGGCTTGGCGGCTTTCACGCTCGGACTCCTTTTGATGTCGTCATAGGTAAACATCAACGCGCTTGCCCCGCCCATGGCGCATTGCCGCTCGATTTCGGTGTCGCTTGGCCGCGTAAGCCGCCTGGCCCGGGATTGAACCCAGGCTTGCCAAAGTCCGGCTTGCCCGGCTGACTGGGCGGCGGCTTGGCACCGAAGACGATTCGATCGATCACCCGTTGCCTGGCCGCATCGCGGATCTCACCGCGCAACTTGGCCAGCGCCGCGGGATCGATCGTTGGTTTCGGCGGCGGTGGCGTCGGCAACGTTACAGGCGGCTCGGTAGGATGCCGGTCACCGCCACCAGGATTGCCAGGCGAGCCGCCTGACGCGCTTCCGCCGTTACCCGGTGACGATGCCCCCGGCGTGCTGCCGCCTGCGTCAGCGCCGCTGCCTGGGCTGCCAGACGGCGAAGAAGGCGAACCAGGTCGGCCGCCGCTGGGTCCGGCGGTACTCATAGAGCCTTGGGCCGGGCTTGTGGCTGCGGTAGGGGTGGAGAAGTTGGCGCTCTCGGCGCGCAGAGAGACAAAATGCTCGCGACATTGGCCGATTTCGATCCGTGCTTGACGTAGAGTTCTGCATTGGTCGCCGCTGAACACGACGCTGTAACCGTGGGTCGCCAGATAGACGAGTGTGAGCAGTTTCATATCGGCGGCTGCCCGAGCTTCTCGGCCAGCAGCTTGAGGGTAGCGCAGTAGGCCGCCAACTCGGATTCGTCCGGAGCACGGTTCATCGCCACCGCGATGTAATAGCGGTCGCCGCCGTGAAACGCCCAGCCGGTCGACACCGCCCAGGTTTCGGGACCGCCGCGCTGCTTCGCCGTGCGCAAGGTGCAGCCGGTCTGCTGCGAGCTCTCCTCCTTGTAGGAGCTGAGCATGCGGTCCAAGAGCACCGGATCGTTCAGCGCGCGATAGACCAGATAGGCCGGAATCGCGATCGCCACCAGCGCCGCGATGGTCAGCAGGTTCGCCCACGACAGACCTTTGACCACCGTTGCCGCGGCGGCCAGGCGGCCTTCGCTGGGTGGCGGTTCGGTCAATCAGCGGGAAGCTCCCGGTCTGGATGGTCGGCTGGTTCATAGGGCGGAAGCGACCGCGTGTCGGGGTCGTCCACCTCGGGTTCCGGTTGCTCCTCATAGGCCAGCACCTCGCCGTCTTCCTCTTGGAAGCGCAGCCAGTCGCCGACCTGGCTGTCCTCGGTCAGATGCCATTCGACGCCCTGGTCGTCGGTGCAGATGATGCGGGCGTTTTCGCCCTCTTTGGTTTCGGCGCCCATCCCGGTTTCGTCGGGCGGTGTGTAGCGGCAGGAAACATATGGCATGGTTACATTCTCGCGGTCAGGGTCGTATCGTTCTGACTGAAAAACGCTCCCGCTGCTGCCGCAGTGCAGGTCAATCGCAGGTGCGTGGCTGTCGTTCCACTATTGGCGACCCCGGCGGTATTGCTATTGGAAGTATTGGAGACGTTGACTGCGGGCGAAACTCGCATGGGGGTCGAGAGGATCGTATCAAAAAAGATCGTCTGCGACGCTGCCGTCGCTATGCCGGATGCCGTTAGATTTAAATGCTTAGTGTAATATCTTATGCACGCCGCCAATTCCTGCGCCTCGTCGGGCATCACCCAGGGCGGCGCCGTTCCGGTGTTCTGGTCGTCGAGGTAGAGGCCGACATTAGTGACAAAGAAATTCGCGTTGGCGGTTGCCGCCAGATTGGTATGGCCCGCCATTTGCGCCATGTTGACGCCCTGCCAACCGGCGACGCCGGTATTGTAAGTCGATCCGGCAGCTAAGGCCCAGCCATAGTACATCGCAAGTGAGTTGTCAGTTGCCCATGTCCCGGCGGTATCACCGGGAATGACGATGGTGATTTCCTTCCAAGTGTTCGCCACCAGCGTAAATGGGGCGAGGAAAACTCGGCTTGAGGTGTTGTTTGCAATTTTGAATGTGTAGGTGCCAGCTTGGCTGGAGTAAGCCATGAAGCGCGCCACGACCTGCTTGGCGTTCGCGGTGCCCCAACGAAAATCAGCGACACGCTTACCCTCTAGCGGCTGCAGCAATTGCCAGAAATCACCCGCCGCCAAAGAGGGTTTGGCAGTTGTCAATGTCGTCGCCAGTGTAGCAAGACCTTCCGGCCCCGCAGTCGGCTGCCAACTGGCATTGATGGTGGCAATACCACCGCTCACCAGAAACTGATCGATAGGGTAGCCAGATGCCACCGCCCCTGGCACTTCTTGGTTGATCTGCATCGCTGGGTTGACGATGCGGTTCCGGGCCTGCGCCGTCAGCGTGGCAGGATTGCCGGAGACCTGGTTCCAGGTGGTGCCATTCCACTGGTACTGGGCACCGTTGGAGCCGATAAAGACCTGGTTGACGGTCGGAGAAGCCGGGAAATCGAAGCTCATGGCAGCCACTCCATGGTCAGATTGCCGACACGCGGCGCTGCACCGCTCGCAAGCCAACGAATGGCTTTTATCGACGCGGTTCCAGCGAACGCCGAAGACACCACCCAGCCGTGATACATGTCGGTCTCATAGAGGATCGCAGAATTAAAATTGTAGCCGCTGCCCCGCGACCGCCAGCCGAAAAGCTCGGTATTAGCAACACGTACGATGTTGAAATCTGCGACTGCGGAGATCGGCACCTGAGTGTGGTCAAAATTTCCAGTCAAAGCCATAAGATTACTACCGGTCATCGGTACGTTACTAACTGCCGTGCCTGGAGCCGCATTGCGATGTACAAAGCCACCAAGTTGATAATCACTCGCGCCAGCCGCGAATGTCGTGCCGTCGACGCTCAATCTGGCGTTCATGCCGCTTATGGAAGGCACATGCATACTGCCGGTCAGCCGGGCTTTGGTTGGCCCCCAGGTCGGCACAGTGAAATCATACTGACTTACCCCAGCAATGTTGACGCTCTGGCTGACCATCCTCCAGGTGTTACCGGCGCGAACATAGTGATTGCCGTCGTTGGGTGGATCAGTAACCGGCGG